GGGAACTTATACCAAAGAGCACGAAAAGAAAACTATATGAAATGGTGAGTTAAATGGATTGCAAAAATTGGATATAAGCATTTTTAGGGAGGTATGGATATGGAAGCAATAATAATAACGATAATTAGTATAGCTGCAATTTGTATATTAGTATTATTGGTATCTTTATTATATACAATTGAAAAAGTGAAGGAGCTGGAAGAATGAAAAAAATTAAAGACAGAGATGGTAGCGTGGTTCTTGTAGGGGATATATACAAAGATGAAGAAAATTTTTTATGGGAAGTAATAAAAGATGATGGCAGATACTTGTTAGAGAATATGCATATTCCAGGAAGAAGAAAAATAGAAGACATTAGATTTATGGAAGATACGGGCGCAAATATATTTATTGATATGTAATAGGAGGGCAACTATGGAGATACAAAAACAGTATAATAAATCAAAAAGACAAAGCCTTAGAAATGAAATGATAGGGCACATAGATGATATATTAGATGCAGCAGAAAGCATAGGAAGTCTTGATTTTTTTACTATAGAATTAAAGGTTCATGAAGGACAGCTAGATGCCAATTGTACTTTAAAAAATAGAAAGAAGGTTTATTAAATCAAATGTATTATACTCATGAAAAATGAATAAAAGAATATAAAAGCATTGATTAATACGTATAAAAGGAGTATAATATATTTAATAGGAGGGATAATAGATGAAAAGGAAAGACCTAGTTAAACTTCTTGAAAGCAATGGTTGGTACTTAAAAAGAAATGGCGGAAATCATGACATATATACTAATGGCAAGGACACAGAACCAATACCAAGGCATACAGAAATAAACGAGAGATTAGCAAAAGCAATTATAAAAAAACTAGGGCTTTAAGCCCTAGCATTTATAAATCATCTATTATCCTAATTATAATACGAGAGGAGTTGAGTAGAATGAAAAAAGCATATCCCATTATAATAAAAGGTGCAGAAGGAGATTATTATGTAAGAATTCCAGATTTTGATATTGCTACACAGGGAACAGATATAGCTGATGCGATAATGATGGCAAGGGATGCCATAGGATTAGTAGGCATTGATATGGAGGATGATGGTAAAGAGTTACCAGAACCTTACTCTGTAAATGAGGAAATAGAAGAAGGGGATATTTTCACTAAATATAGAAGAAAATATGAAAATAGGGCAGTAAAAAAGAATTGTACTATACCGAGCTGGTTAAATGAGGAAGCGATAAAGGCAGGTGTAAATTTTTCAGGAATATTACAAGAGGCATTAATAGACCATCTAAATTTAAATGATTAATTAAATAAGTCCGACCATACCTAGATGGAGGGCACTAGACCATTTTGTTAGAGATAACAAATAGGCTTAGTGCCCTTTTTTTATTGAGGAGGAATCTAATGCAAATACTTATAACCGAAATAGAAAGGCTAAGAGAAGAATTAAACAATACTATTATAAGCCTCCAAAGGGCAGGATATGAAAAAGCAAAGGCAGAGTATACCTATAGAGTAGCTTTAGCAAAAGAACTTTTAATTTTAAGGGATAAAGGGTTACCTGCAACATTAACAAATGATGTGGCTAGGGGAAATGAAAATATAGCAAAACTTAAATTTAATAGAGATGTAGCAGAAACTAATTATGATGCTACATTAGAAAAGTTAAGGGCTACAAAGATAGAATTAGACATAGTGGAAAGGCAAATGGAAGCTATTAGGAGGGGAGAATAATATGGATAAAGGACAGCTAAAACAACTAAAATACTTAAAAAATGAAATAGAGATATTAAAAAAACAAATAGAAGATTTAGACTATACAATTACGGCAGATTCAGTCAAAGGATCTAACCCTTATTTTCCTTATGAGGAGAGAAACTTTACTATTACAGGGATAAATTACGGGGAACATAATAAGAAAACTCAGAGATTGAAAAGAAAGTTAAATAGAAAAGTAGAAGAATTAATAGATTTGGTAGAGGAAACCTATGAATATATAGATAATATAGATGATAGCCTTATAAGGCAGATAATAACTCTTAGATATGTAAATGGGCTAGCTTGGGAGCAGGTAGCAGCAAGTATAGGAGGAAACAACACAGCAGATAGCGTAAGAAAAATAGCAGAAAGATTTTTAAAATAGAAGTTGTCCTATATGTCCGTTTTAGATGTGTTAATATGATATTAAGGAAATCTATGGAAGCTAAATTAAAAAGGATATATCAATTGGTTGTTGGAATCCCACTTCTCCCCTTTGATGTGGGATTTTTACTTGACAAAATTAAATATTACTCGCTACATAGAAAGGCTTGTTTTTATCCCCCTTTGGCAGGCTTTTCTTTTTTTATACTTGTTATGGGAATAATGTCGAAACTTGCGATAAATAAATAAAGGATTTTCTCCTTTCTTGTAGAATAAGTATAGGAAAGGGGGAGATTTTAATATTTAAACATATAAAAAAGTTTTTTAAAAAAGTACTAGATGTAGAGGTAAGTTCTGAAAAAATAATTAATTTTATATTTTTAGAAATAAATAAAGATGGCAAAAGAACATACGGAGAATTAAAGAATATCTTAAAACAGGAGTATTCTAAAAAGCCTGAAGAAGAATTGATAGAGTATTATGATGAATATAAATATAAAAAAATGTTTCTAGAATCTATGAATCCTGAAAACTTGACAATAGGTGCCATTTCTATTTTTGCTATAATAATAACTATATTTGTGACTGTTGTCTATAAAGGTATTGTTGATATTAGTATCTTTATTTCATTGTTAATCTATTGTTTAATTCTAATAGGCACTATGCGTCTTTTGCAACATAGAATCATGGATAAATCAAAAAAGATAGTTTACTATGATATAGTCTTAGAAGTCATAAAAGAAGTTTTAGAAGAAAAAAGTCATAATATACAAAGTAGCGAGAGCCTATAATAAGGCTCTTTTTTCATACAAAAAATCAATATAGAAAACAACTCAAATAAGTAGGTGGTGATCATTGGATGAAATAAGAAAAAAAGCAAAACAGGATTATATGGAAGGCATGAAGTATAAGGATATATGCGATAAATACAATATTTCAATGAACACTTTAAAGTCCTGGGTAAAAAGATATAATTGGGCTGATGAAAGAAAAAAGTTAAACAAAAAGGGTGCACACAAAAATAAAAGGGGTGCACCCAAAGGCAATAAGAATGCAATAGACAATAATGGTGGTCCTCCTAAAGGTAATCTTAATGCAATAAAACATGGAGCCTATCAGTCCTTATATGCTGATATTTTAAGCACAGAAGATAAGATACTCTTTAACATGACTAATTCATCTACAAATGTGGATGATGAAATAAAATTACTTAGGTTTAAAATAGCAAGACTTCTCAACTTAGGGGAGTCTTTTTTTTATAATATGTTTGGACAAAAAGTAGAAAAAGAATTATCAGAGGAGGAAAGAATAGCAGGTATTAATGCCTGTATGGACCAACTAAGAAAATTAATAGAAGTTAAGGCTAAGATGGCTACAGACACAGAAAAACTAGAGTTAGAAGAAGAAAAGTTTGAATTTCAAAAATATAAATCTAATATAGATTTACAGCTAAAGAAAGAGAAACTAGAATTAGAAAAAACTAAAGGAGATAAAAAGGATACAAACATTAGAGTTACTATAGTAGATGATATAGAAGGTGAAGAAGATGGAGATTAAACTATCAGAAATAATCGCGCCTTCTTTTTATGATCTTCATATAGACATAAAAAACAATAAGAACACCGAATATATGCTAAAAGGTGGCAGAGGATCTACTAAATCATCATTTGCTAGTATAGAGATAATCCTAGGAATGATGAGAGATGCAGAAAAAGGAGAGTTTACTAATGCGGTAGCAATAAGAAAAGTAAAAGATACTCTAAAAGATAGTGTATTTGAGCAATTAGCATGGGCGATAGAAATGCTAGGGGTTAGTCATCTATGGAATATACCTCAGTCTAAGCTAGAAATAACATATATCCCTACAGGGCAGAAGATAATATTTAGGGGAGCAGATGATCCTATAAAATTAAAATCCATAAAAGTATCAAAAGGGTACATTAAATATATTTGGTATGAGGAATTAGACCAATTTAATGGCATGGAAGAAATAAGAAATATAAACCAATCCTTAATGAGAGGTGGAGATGATTTTATTGCATTATATACTTACAATCCTCCTAAATCAGTACAAAGTTGGGTAAATACAGAGGCTACAATAAAAAAGCCTGATAGGAAAGTGTATCATAGTGATTATAGGAGTGTGCCAAGAAAATGGCTAGGAGAACAATTTATTATCGAGGCAGAACACTTAATGAAGATTAATCCTACAGCCTATGAGCATGAATATTTAGGAGAGGTTACTGGTACTGGTGGAGAAATATTCATCAATGTTAAGATAAGAGAAATTACAGATAGAGAAATAAGTATATTTGACAATATTAAAAGAGGACTTGACTGGGGCTACGCATCAGATCCATTTCATTATACAGTATGTCATTATGATAAAACTAGGAGAAAATTATATATATTTTATGAAATACAAAAAGTAGGGTTAAGCAACAGGTTAGCAGCAAAATTAATTAAAAAGGAAAATACAGACAATGATTATGTAATAGCTGATAGTGCAGAGCCAAAGTCTATAAGTGAAATGAATGTAGACTATGGATTGAAGGTATTGGGAGCAAAAAAAGGCCCTGGCAGTATAGAATTCGGAATCAAGTTCTTGCAAGACTTAGAAGAAATAATTATAGACGGGGAAAGGTGTCCTAATACAGCTAGAGAATTTCTTAATTATGAACTAGAAAAAGACAAGGAAGGAAACTTTAAAGCAGAGTTTCCAGATAAAAACAATCACAGTATAGATAGCATTAGGTATGCACTTGAAGATAGCATGATAGGGCAACACAGGACAAGGAATTATAGTGGAAAGGGGGCAAGAATATGATAGATTATAATACCCTTCTTAAAAGTGAATTACAAGGCTTATATGGGGATTACTTAGCGAAGATAAATAAAATAAACGGATACTATGAAATATATGAAGGTAAGCAAGAATGGAGAACAGCAGATGGATTAGACTATATCCCTGCTAAGAAAATAACTAATCTAATTAAGAAACTAATAGATACTAGAGCAAGATTTATGTTTGGCAGGGAGCCTTTCTTTGATGTTAGGCCAATACAAGAAGATGTAGAAGGAAGCACAATATATAAAGACCAAGCCCAGGAGAAGGAAGATTTATTAAAACAGATTCTAGATGATAATAAATTCCATAGTAAAGCCTTGAAAGGATATAAGGATTGCAAAATAGGCGGGAGAGTAGCCATAAAGCTATGGGGGCATAAAGATGAAGGTTTAAAGATTATATTTGTTCCAGCACAAGAGTTTTTCCCACAATATAATTTAGATGATGTGGACCAACTAGAAAAGGTGGTCTTTTTATATGCTCTAAATAATGAGGAAAGAAAAAGAGACCAGAGGATAAAAAAACAGGTGTGGGAACTAGTGAATGGGAAATGTATCCTAAATGAAATAACGGTAGATGGAGAAGGGGCAATCATTTCTATTGAATATGAAGATTATGATACAGGATTAGACTTTATTCCAGTAATAATTATTAGGAATGGTGGATTAACAGGAGAAACAGAGGGAATATCAGATGTGAAGCAATTATGGCATAATCAGGATGCATATAATAGACTTACTTCTGATGATATTGATGCTCTAAAATTCCAAATGTTTGGCCAAGATGTAATAACGGATGCAAACGAGATAAGTTTACAAAATATAAAGATAGCACCAGGGGCAATGATAGATTTACAAACTGATATAACACAGGCATCAGGAGGCAGACAAGCCAAGATGGAAAGATTAGAATCTAGTTTTTCCTACAAAGATAAGTTTGAAGATACAGTAAACAGAATTAAAAATGATATGTATGACACCTTAGATGTCCCGAATGTAGGGTTGGAGCAATTAAAAGGGTTAATGCAATCAGGGAAATCAATGAAAGCCTTATATTGGGGGCTTATGGCTGCATGTGATGAAGATTGGATAGAATGGCAGTCAGCTTTTAAGCAAATGGAAGATTATATATTTAGGATGGTAGATATTTATAATTTATACAATGCTAGAAATATTTCTAGCTATGAAACTACATTAGAAATAATTACAAGTTATCCTTTAGCAGAAGATGAGAACGAACAAAAGACAATAGATATGGAAGAAGTTATTGCAGAGGTAAGAAGTAGGGAAAGTTATATAGATAAATGGTCAGAGGTAGAAAGTGTAGAGGCAGAGATAGAGAGAATATTATTAGAGAAACAGCTATTTAGTGATAATTATAATAAAGATTTGTTAAATGATTTGGAATAGGTGATATTCCATGAATATGTATAAAAAAATAGTAAAACAGCAAAGAAAAGAAATAGCGAAATTAACACTAGAGCAGCAAAGGCAAATACTAAATTTATATGATGATGCCATAGGAGATTTATCAAAAAAAGCAGCAAGGTCAAGAGATAAATCACTACAAAAAAGATGGAAATTAGACTATATAAAAGAATTAAAAAGGGTAAGAAGTGAACTGGATAAAGAATTAAAAAAACAAGTGATTAACTCCACAAAGAAAGCATCAGAAATAGGTACAAAAGCAGAGCAATTAATAATGAAAGAAATATTCCAATTAGCAGAATTAGACACAGGGAAACATTTTACAACTATGTTTAGTCAGGTTCAGGACAATGTAGTAAGAGATATAATTACAGGAAACCTCTATAAGGATAATAAAACATTATCAAGTAGGATTTGGAACTATGGAAATGATTTTGAAAAAGATATACAGTACACAATTAATCAGGCAATACTGCAAAAGAAGTCAGCTATAGAGTTAGCAGCAGATTTAGAAAAGTTTATAAAGGAACCAGCTAAAAGGGATACCAATTGGGGAAGATGTTATCCTCATTTAAAAAATAAAAGAGTAGATTATAATGCTATGAGATTAGCAAGGACAAGTATAAATCACAGTTACCAGACAGCTAGTATTCAATCTAGTACATTAAACCCATTTGTAGAGGGTATAGAGTGGCAAAGTGCATTAATACATGGCAGAACTTGTGGATTATGTCAGGAAAGACATGGAACTATATATCCGATTGATGAAGTGCCTTTAGATCATCCATCAGGTTTGTGTTCAATGCTCCCAACAGTTGGAAAAGGATTAGACCAAGTTGCAGAGGAATTAAAAAGTTGGCTAGATGGGGAAGATAATCCTATATTGGATAATTGGTATGATAATTATGGGGACTATTTTAGTGGGTTAAGTAAGGCTAAACATGGTATAATAAATATAAAGGGATATGAAGATAAATCTAGAGAAAAACGATACAATTCTACTAAAGAGGCATTTAAGAGAGTATCATATACTAATATGGATAAAGATTATGCAAAGGAAATAGATGCAGAATTATTGGATATAATAAACAAATACCCATTAGACAGTAAAGGCATGACGGTTAAGGCATTAAAGAAGGACAGCTATTTTGGCTATCAGAGTTACGGAATAGGGCATAATAAAAAGACTAATAAATTATATATATCAGATGAAATAGTATATAGTAATTACCTTCATAATAATAAAAAAGTATCTACTAAAACCCATGAAATGAACTATAGAGGTAGAGGTTCACCGTTACTAAATAGCAAGAAAGCCCATTTAGCGACTATAAGTCATGAATATGGGCATGCAATAGATACCTACTACCTATTAGCAAAAGATAAAAAATTAATGAAGGATATTAAGGATATAGATGGGAAAACATTAGATTGGGGAATAGCTAATTCAGCTAATTCAATCAACATGGAATTGGCAACAAGCAAAAACCAATTGTCTTATGTATTATGGGATAAGATGAAAAAAGAATATGGCATGGAAGATAAAGAATTCAATCAAAAAATACATGATGAGTTAGGAAGTTATGCAGCAAGTGAGCCAGTGGAGTTTTTAGCAGAAGGATTTGCTAACATGAATTGTTTGGAAGAAGGGCAAAAAACGGAGTTTATTAAGATGTTTGAAAAGATATTTAATGAAGAATTTGACAAAGTTTTGAGAGGGGGAAGGTAATGGAAACATTAAAAGGGAATTTTACGCAGGTAGATTATAACAAACTAATGGCTGAATTGAGATATTTAGAAATGAGGATTTATTTAGGAGAAGATAATGAGGAAAACAGGAAAAGGGTAAAAGAAATAAAAGAGATATTAAATAATTAAGGGGGATATGATGAGTGAGGTAGTTTGTGATAATTGCAACAAAGGATTTAAAATAAAGGTAAGGACACAAAAGATTAAGGATGGTGTTGAGAGAGTTTATTTCACTTGTCCTAAGTGTAAAACAGAATATACTTTTTACTACACTAATGATAAGGTAAAAGAGTTACAGGGGCAGATTAAGGCCTTACAGATGGAATATAATAGCCTAAGAGGTAAAAATACAAGTAAAGGTTATGGAATGCTGCAAGAAATAACAAAGATAAAGAATAAGGTAGGGAAAGAAATGGATTTGTTAAAGATAGTGTATAATTAAACATTTTAGAAAGTATAAACAGGCATTTAATGATAGCCTTATACAATTAAATTTATATGTATGCATTAGGCACTTAATAAGTGTCTTTTATTTTGTCCTAAATAAGACATTAAACTGTTTTAATTCGTAAGCCATGACGATATATTGGCAAATCAGGAGATGGGACCTCGTAAAAAACCGTAGATTAAGGAGGAATAGAAATGAAAAGAGAATTCTTAAAAGGATTAGGATTAGCAGATGATGCAATAGACAAAGTAATGGCAGAGAATGGGAAGGATATAGAAAATACTAAGGGAGATTTAAAAGCTAAAGAAACAGAGCTAGAAACAAAGACAAAAGAATTAGAAACCTTGCAAGGGCAATTGAAAACAGCTAATAAGCAAATAGAGGATTTTAAGGAAATGGATGTAGAAGGGATAAAAAAAGCATCAGATGATTATAAGGAAAAATATGATAAGGCTATAAAGGATGCAGAGAAAGAAATAGAAGGTTTAAAGTTTAACCATGCAATAGAGAATGCTTTAAATAAAGCAGGAACTAAGAATGCAAAAGCAGCCAGAGCCTTATTAGATATTGGGGCATTGAAAGATAGTAAGAACATAGACAAGGATATAGAGACAGCTATAGCAGGATTAAAAGAAACAGATGGATATTTATTTGGAGAAGCAGGGCCAGATGGAACTGGTGGAAGCAAAGGAGCAGGAGCAAAGAATAATCCTAAACCTGAAGGCAGTGGATCAGTAAATGATTTTATCAGCTCTATAAGAGAAGTAC